TGCACGGCAGTCTTTTGGAGGCCCGCTCACCTATGAAGCTCACTCTCTGGCGTGCCGCCCCGGACGACTATGTTCCTGATGCGGCCTCATTTGCTCGCCGCAGAGCGGATGCGGAGGCGTACCTGGACAACCGGGGGTTCGGCGGTCCTTCGCTCTGGAAAAGTCGCATCACGACGAGCGAACGACGGGTGCTCAATCTGTACGATGAGCAGGAACCAGTGACATTCGTCGCAGAGTTACTGGATCTACCTCATCCCGGAGCAATCGGTGTCGAAGAATGGATCCCGATGCGCCCCGAGGTCCAGGAAGGGCTTGCCGCCGCCGGCTATGACTGGGTGGTGGTCCGTGATTCGTTCCCGGAAGGTGCCGAAGCCTGGTTGTGGGTAGGACCGTTCGCGCGAGAGCCTGAGTTAGAACTGGTTCAAGGAACTGGGGAGCGATGATGAAGCAACAGAAGATAGCTATCCGCGCTCACCGCGACAGGAAGGAGTTGGTTCGTTGACCAAGGAAGCGATCATCCGGAAGGCGATGAGGATTCTCGCCGAGGGCAGAGAGATCAGTCCGGGAGTGTACGCAGATATTGACCGTGAAGAGTTGCAAGACATCCTTGCCAGCGGAGCTTCGGACGCGCTTCGGGAGCTAGCTCCTCTGCGACGGCGGGCGCGAGTGCGGCTGTATCGGGCCATTCATGTCTCAGGTAGAGAGCAGATCGATCTGAATCATCTGGGGATTTATTGGACATGGAGTGCCGAGTCGCCTAGCGCTTACTGGGAACGAGGTGCTGGACGCACCATCATCGTCGTAGGAACCGTGGCGTCCAACGACGTGGATTGGTTGACCACGGCAGCTCTTATTGCGCTGCGGTCGCTGGATGAACTGGAGATTCGCGTGAGGCCCCAGGCTCCAATCCGTGTACTGTCGATTGACGATGAGAAGGTCGTTGTGCAGGGGCGGGCCTAGATAGGTGAGCGCACCCATGAAAGACCAATCGAGCCCCGTGAAGCATTCTGACCGCCTCGTCCCCCCGCCCGCCCCGCCGGGCGACTCCCTCCTCCGTGTCGGCGACGTGAATTAGGTGGCGCCCGTGAAGCACTACGTCATGTCAGGTATCGCGTTGGTGGGTCTGGTGTGCCTGACGCTCGCGCACGTCTGGAGGGTGGTCGGAATCGGGCAGGCCGTAATCATGTACGCCCTGCTTGCCGTCTCGGGAATCAGTGACTTCAGGAAGGGCAGGCAACCGTGAAGCATCCCGAAACAGCAATCCCGAAGGAGACGACATGACCAAAAAACTATACGGATGCAGTAACCTCCACACCCTGGAGCCGCACTACTCACGGCACGTCGCGGCGATGACGGCGGAAGGGCTCCACTCGAAATCGGACATCGCGGCGGAGCTGGCGTTTCGCGACAAAGAGATTGCGCGACTGCGTTCCGCATTGTCCCGTGTCGCCGACGCCGTCAGCTTTTTGGCGGGGCTGTTTCTGTCGATGGACGAGACGGACGCGCGGCGAGACAAGGTGCGCGAGGCTGCGCAGCGAATCGAGGACGGGCTGGGTGAGCTGGGAGAAAAACCTACGGGGCAACTGTGAAGCAACGCACGCCGACCGCCTGCCGAGGATCCGCGCCGAAGGGGCTTGGACCAAGGAAGAAGCCGAGACGATGCAACGTAGAGTTCTCCAAGAAAGAGGTTGAACATGAAGTGCAACATATCCGTTCTGATTTTTGTGCTGACCGGTTGTAGTGGTGGCGGCGGGGCGTTCTCGGGATCCGGCATCACAGACTTGCCGGGCGACGCAGGCACGGGTTCCGGAGGGAACACGGCGACGGGCGGAACCACGCACTCGTCAGGCGGCGCGCTCGATGGAGGCGCCTCGGCGGGCGGGACGACGAACGTGCTCGGTTCGGGTGGCACGACGTCCGGTGGCGGCGCGACGGCGACCGGCGGAGCGACGTCAGCGGGCGGCGCGGCGTCGGGGGGCTCCCCCGGATCGGGCGGCTCGTCGTCGACCTGCTCAAGCGGTGCCGCACGGTGCAGCAGCACGATACCGACGCTGCGTGAGACCTGCGTGGCCGGAGCGTGGGTCGCCGACAGCTTCCTGTGCTCGGGCGGCACTCCGGTCTGCCTCAACGGCGCGTGCGTTGCGTGCGACCCGGGCGCCAAGTCGTGCGCAAGCGCCACGCAGCCGAGGACGTGCGACGCCTCCGGCGCATGGGCGCCGGACACGGCATGTCCAGCGGCGACGCCGTTGTGTTCCGACGGCGCCTGCTCCGCCGTCTGCTGCAAGCTCCCGATCGGGAGCGCGATCAACCCGGTGTCTTGCTCCAGCGGCAACGCTTGGACCTGCGTCGTCCCGTGGCAAGGCGGCGGCGGGTCGAACTACTCCTGCACGGAACAGGGGCGCTGCACTTCAGGTTTGACGTGCGGCTACGCCAGCGGGCCGTTCGCCGGCACGACCGGCACCGTCGAGGCGTGCCCGTAATACGGCGCGAGCTCTACTTCTTCGCCCGGCGACTACTCGAGCGTGACCCGCACCACCGACCCGCCGCCCTTCTTCGTGCCCTGGTACTGGCACGGCACGTCCGGGTGGTACTGATCCGGCCCCGTCTTGCAGCCCTCGTGACCCTTCGGGATGCCGCAAGGTGGCGAGGAGCGCGCGACGCAGATGTCGCAGCCGTAGGGGTAGACGCCGAACGCCTTCTCGTTGCCCGCTTGGGACGTGACGGGACCGAGCGCGTGCGTGCCGGCAGAGTCCTTCGCGCTGATACCGATCTTCGTCGAGAACCCATCAACCAGGCTGATGTCGGCGATGTCGTACCAGCTTGGGTTGTTGAGGTTCAGCTCGAACTTCGTCACGCCGCACGTGACGGGGCCGTTCACCGAGAAGGTCGCGTTCAGGTACCGCCCCGTGATGCCCAGCGGAAGGAACTGCTCGCCGCCACTCGTGATCTGGAACGTGCAGTTGAGCCGTCCCGCTGGCACGCAGAACGGAAAGCTCGTGACGGCTGAGTCGGCGCCGAAAGCCACGTAGACCATGACGGCGTTGCCGGTCTTGTTCGCAATGCTCGCGGTTGCTCGTTCGCATGAAGCGATGCCGACGAAGGTCGCGCCGAGTAGAACGCTGATGACGGCGGTGACTTTGAGTTTCATGGTCGTACCTTGGATTTTTCTGGATGCGTTCATCTGAACGCCCCCGCTAGCTTCTTGAGGATACGGTTTCGATTTGCAGCGGTGAGATGCGGGAGCATCGCGCGCCAGTGCGGCAACTGTTGCAGCGAGACCGCGATGATCTTCCCGATCCCCCATCGCGTTCTCAGTGGTCCAGCCATGCGCCCGTTGACCTCATCACGAATCTCCTCGTACAGCTCTCGTGTGTGGGCTCGCACCTCTGTCGGGTCGTTATAGTATCCGGCGGGATCGACGAGATTTTCAGCCCGTGTCGGCCCTTCGTTGCGCGTTCCTCCTTGCGCTGCCCACTTCTTGATCCAGTCGTTTGCATGGGTCAGTTCGTGCATCAACGTCAGGCGCAAACGATTCTGCACCACCGTCGTGCCGAGTGCGGCGAGGGAGTACCTGGCGTCGTAGAACACCTTGACCAAGACGCCCAGACTAGGGTGACGACCGTAGCCGCCCCCGAAACCGTCGCTGGCCAAGAACGCGACGTTGACGGGAGTGTCGCCCCATGCGTTTCGCACCGTGAGGTAATAGAGACGGTCTAGCTCGGTGTCTTCCGCATCTATCGCTGCGGTCCCCGGCTCGTATTCTGCCGCCTCGTGCGTGGCCCATCGGCTGAAACTTTCGAGGATCTCTTGAACCGCGACGCGGTCCAATGGGATCATGCCCCCGTTTGTTTTGGTCAAGGGTTCACCAGAAAAGTCTTTCGGAGAGTCCGAGCGTACTCTCGATGTCGCTGTGCCGCATCTGGCCTCGTGATACCCTGGACGGCATGCCGGAACACTACCGGGACGTGGGCCACGTCGGAGGGCGCTGGGGCCACGCCGGATCGGGACTGCTCTTCACGACGGGGCGACGGATCCTACTCCTCCTCCGAGCCGACTGGGTCATGGAGCCCGGGACGTGGGGGATCCCGGGCGGCGCCATTCCGGTCGACGAGCACGGCCGCGCGATGGACCCATTTGAGTCGGCGCTACGCGAGGCACGCGAGGAGATCGGGCCGCTTCCGCCGTACTGCATCGTGGACGAGTTCGTGTTCAGAGAGAGTGGGTTCCGCTACACGACCTACACCGCTCAGGTCGAGCGCCAGTTCACGCCGGTCCTGAACGAGGAGCACGACGACTTCATGTGGTGGAACCCGGAGCGAGACTCACCGTTGGAGCTTCACCCTGGCGTCGAGGCTCTTCTTCGCCCGCATTGAAAGCCACTACGCGACGGTCCCCGGATCAGGCGCGGGCTCGGTGTCCGCCACATCTTCCCCCGCTCGTCGCCCAGCCCGGAAGGCTTCGTCCGCGGCGTCGAGCAATGTGAGGGAGAGCAGCCCCGCGAATCGCTCTCGATCCGCGTCCGTCAGTGGATCGGGCTTCGCTCCGATGAGAGGTAGCGGCTGGAGCAAGCGATCCTGATCTAGATCCGGGTGTTTCTTGTCGTACCCGCCGGGGCCATTTCGTTCGAACTGCGCCACGCGGTGCTGCCAGATCGTCGGCTCGACGCCGCCAGGCGATGCGGCTTTCGGAGCTGACGTGAAATGCGCGACCCACAAGGGTCGAGCGAGCACCCACGACGGGGATCCGAGTTGCTTGAACTCGCTCTGCGTGATGTACACGAGCGCTTCTCCGTACTCCGCAACCGCGCGACCCACGAACTCCTCGGCAGCGTCGGACCACGCGGGAGACACGTCTCGCCCTGGCGCTGGGAAAGGATCTCGCTCGATGTCGAGCGCCGGCACAATGTCGCCCTCGCGGTATTTGATCGCGTCGGCCACGCGGCGTAGCGCATCCCACTGGTCGGCGACCGGCTGGAAGTCACGGAAGAAGGTGTAGAGCCCGAGCTTCGCGCCGATCGTACGGACGCGGGCCGCGTGATCGATCACGCGCTTGTCTTGGCTCGTGCCGTAGGCCGCGCGGCAGATGACGAAGTCGACCTTGCCCGCGCAAGCGTCTATGACGCTCGGGGACTGGAACGAGGACACGTCGATACCGTAACCGATCATCGAACACTCCCCGTCTCGCGCATCTCCTCCCGTACGTCATCGACGATCCCCGCGACGAGCAGCCACGTCCAACTAGCGACAAGCCGGAGCGCCTTCACGGCGCCGCCTTCCCGCCGCACGCGCGTTCGGCCGCGCAATCTTTCGCTGCGATCCCGCAGGCGTGGTCGAGCGGCGCCGAGTGGAGAGCGGCCAGTTTTGCGTCCACGTTTTTGCAGTCCGGCACGCACGATGGCGCCCACGACGGGCAGTTGAGCTCGTGCAGACGCACACACCACGCCACGCACAGATCCGTCGGCGGCGGCGCAGCGTCCGCCACGTGTATTGGTTGAGGCTCGGGACCAATCGGCGGCGGGGAGTGTTGAGCGGTGCAGGTCGATGCGAACAGAGCGAGGAGTAAGAGTCTCATGGGATCACCTGGAGAGATCCGGCCCACACGACGGCTCCAGAGATGAAGCGCGAAGTCAAAATAGCCGTCCCCTGCTTACCCCAATCTAAGCCCCAAGAGTTACAGTCCAGAGCACCGGCATCTGAAAATCCTGCCAAGCATTGCGCGTGCAGTCCCCTGCTCGGTCCGCTCGGGTCGTCGATCACGCCGCCTGGTCCGGGGTTGTCGAACGCGCGCACGACCTGCAACGCGATCAGGACCGGCCGACGTTCGACCGCAATCACGTGCTGGATCGCCGGATAGAGCATGCTGCCCGTCGCCAGGATCGGCGAGAGGAGGCAGCGATGTTGTTGCGCCGCCAGAAAGGCCGTGTCGTTGGGCTTGTCGTTGATCTTCGTCTCGTTGAACGGGTCCTCCTCCCAAGGGCAGGCGCCGAAGTCCGAGAGAGCAGCGATCATCCCGTCGGGGTCCGAGCCACCGTCGGTGATATCTGTGTCCGCGCTGGTGTGCTCGCGTCGAGCGGCCCAGTACGGCAGCACCGGTGAGAGGAGCGACGAGGGGCGACCCTCTGCCTGGAGGGCGATGTGGATGGCCTGGACGGCGGCAAAGCCAAAACATTCCGCGGTCCCTCCCTGATCCTTGATCGTCGGCGTCCCGAGGATCGTTGGGGCCGGAGGGGGACTCGAGAACACCTTGCCCATGCGGGCCTGATGGGTCCCGAGTTCAAGTTGTGTGGGCCACCGTTGGGGAAAGTGAAACCCGTGAACCTTTCGCTCGATCACTTCGCGCACCCCTCGGAGACGTAGCTCGTCGCGGCGGATTCGGCGATAAATCCGGTGGTCACGGCGACGGCCGCAAGGAAAGCGCTGGAGACGCCGAGAGCGAGCTTGGCGCGGTCATCGGACGTCGGGACCGTCGCGAGCCCGGAAGCGCCAGCGAGAGCGGCAGATCCCTTCGCTGCGCCCCCGTAGAAGGCTTCGCGATCATCCAGGGTGATGCAGCGGGCGAAGCGCTCGGGAGAGGGAGCGCCGGCAGTGACGCTTCGGGGGCCTCTGGCCTCCTCGAAATGTCCGCCACATCCAGTCAGCAGGAAGATCATCCCGACGACCACCGGGATGATCTTCGGTGGCGGCGTCCCATAGGGCAACGGACTCTCTTTCAGAGTTCGGTGGAGCCCGACAGCCGCGACGCCGCTGACGAGCCCCGTCAAACTCATCCCGAGCGCCGAAACGACGGCTGCCACAAGCCCACCGGAGAGGTTCGACGAGAGCGCCGCCAGCACCGCGCCGCCCGCCAGCGCCGGCCACGCTTGGAGCGTCGGGGGGAGCTTCGCGAAGAGATCCGGCTTGAAGCGCCGACCGAGCCAGAGCGCGACAAAGAGGAGAGCGGCCAAGCTCGCGTTGAATGCGCCAGGTGACCAATGGTCAAGAGTTTCGCGTAGATGCTGAAGAATGAGCATGGGGTTCCCTTTCGACGCCGAGAGAGGATAGCATGAGACAATGCTCAACACAGGCTTGGAGTTCGCACCCGGGACGACCGACGATTGCAAGAAACTGGTCACGGAGCTCTTCACTCCGACCGATCTTTTCAGCGCCTACCAAATGGCGCGCACCCAGTTCGGCACGGGCGATCTCGTGCTCCGTGTTTCGGATCAGGATCCGTCTGGGTTCGAGGCAGAGCCGCGCATCGCGTACATCAAGCGGATCCGAGACTTTCAGGGATCGAAGGGTGTGCCGCTACTCATGCGCGGGATGGCGGAATCCTCGGCCCACAAGGTGGTGCAACTCCCGTTCGAGTCGGACGCCTTGTGGCTCGTCATCGTGCGCGGGCCGAAGGCGGTGCCGATCACGTGCGTGATTTTCGCGGCGCCGTATGACGTTTCGCCCGCAGCGAACTGAAGCCAGGAGAAATTCGATGAGCAACGCATCCACAGGATTCTGGTCCGCGCTTGGCGCCGTGGTCGGCGGAGCTGCGGGAGCAGCAGCGGGGCACTACGCGCAGAAGTCGCGTCCGCGTGTCAGGTACGCGAGGGCGCCCCTCACCCAAGGGGACATCATGGAAGACGCCATGGTGATCGGCGGCGCGGCCGGTGCCGTGGTCGGCGCGTTTCTTGGGGGCACGATGGCCGGTGAAGATCCGGTGCCTCCGCAGCTTACTCGTTGAGAGCTGTGCGCGGCCCGATCTACATGGGTGCGCGAGGCCGTCGCCCGGGAAGTCCCGAGCGCCTCTGCGAGATCGCGGTCGATCTGAAGACGTACCTCGACCAGGACATCGATCCGTACGACTTCACTGGAGACTACATTCTTGAGCGGTGGAACGAGGAGTACCCAGAACTCGCCGTAGACCTGGGGGCGGGAGAGCCTCCAAAGGGCGAACTGTTCCTAGAGTGGGTTCGAGACACCGTCGTCCCGGAACTGATGAGGCACGACCCGATGTCGCTCCCCGGCTACGTGTACTTCTACGGCCCACGCCTTCTCCCGAAGGGTTCTTGGCTCGTCCACTTCTCTTGTGATCGGTTCGACGTATTCGATCGCGGTACGACGTTTGAGAACCTCGCGCTCTCTACCTGGAATAAAACGAAGGCCGAGGTCTCTTGTGATCGGAACCGTTACCCCGACGCGAGCCTCTACGACATCGTGTGGGGATTCGCGTTTCAAGCGAGCGACAGGAACGTCGGCGGCGTTGGCGCGAAGAAGTACGGCAGCAACATCGTTCTCTTTCAGACAGACTGCGCCGTCGTCGCGCATCATTCCGGCGACGAGGAGTACCAAGCAATCTTCCCGCTCTGCTCTGAGTACAATCGGCACTCCGGCAGCTACTCAAGCGGCACCTTCTACTTCGAGGGCAAAGACCGCAAAGAGCGTGACTTCGATTCGATCGACGACGCCATCGAGGCTGTGCTCGCGCGGGAGATCCGGTGACCAAGGAACAGCGCTTGGCGGTTCTGGCAGAAGCCCGCATACACGGCATGGGCGGGTACTGCGGAGAAGCCGCCATCGCGATCAACAAGATACTGTTCGATGGGAAGGGCGAACTCGTCGCCGCGCTCAACGGGCCGCTGTACTACGACAAGGGGATCATCGTGGGACACGTCGGTGTGCTTTTCGACGGAGACATCTGGGACGCCGAAGGCACGTTCGAGGGTGAAGATGGGGTCGAGGAGTTTCGATCATGGGGTATGGTCGATCCAGAAGATCCCGATTACCGGCTATCGCCTGAAGACGCGGCGGACGCGGAGGTCTTGGCGATGAGCGCGCAAGAGATTCGACTGGCTCTCGACGTGTGCCCGGCCGAGGATTACGAGGCCAAGCTCCTTGCTGCTCGGCGGAACGTGCTGCGCCGCCGTCGAAGACAGGCAAAGGAGATCGACGACCAGAACGACGATGAGGATGAGCGCGAAAACACCGCAGAGCTAGACTACGAGCGCGGCGACTGCGCCATCCTCGCCTTGAGGCTCGCGGAGCTGACCGGTCTCCCGCTCGTGGGGATGTTCGAGGGTGAGGACTTGCACCACGTCGCCGTCGAGGTTGATCGCGAGCGCGTCCTCGACGTGAGAGGGGTGTCCACGAAGCGCGAGCGCGCGATGGACGCCGGAAGGCCGGAAGCTCGGTGGCGGCGTGTCGATCTACGCACCATCCACGCCTACGGCCTTCCAGACTGGGACGGCTACGACGAAGACGAGCTTGACGCCGTCGATTCTGCGGCGGACGCCTTGGCGCAGATGGGGTGAACGCGAAGATGTGGCAGTAGCGAAGTCAATCCTCGGTGAGTTTCCACATCGCTAGTTCAGCGGTGAGTGAGCCACCCAGCGATCACACCGCGGATTTGTGCCCACGCCTCAAGTGTCACGAGCACGCCACCGACGAGCATGCCCAGGCGCTTGGCCTCGATGTGGTAGGGCGGGATCGACGCCGGTTTCTGGAACGTCGGCATGCTCTGGACCTTGCTCGGGTGCTCAGCCATGTAGAGCTCGATAACGGGGCGCATGGTCTCGGTGAAGACGTCGAGGCGCTTGTCGAGATCGTTGAGCTTGTCGAGCGCGTTATCGAGTTTCTTGCCCACGTCGCCCAACTCTCCGATCATGCGCCCATGTATCCCGTCGTCGCTGGAGGCGTGTGCTTTTTGTCGTTCCTCGATCCGAGCCAGGCGCACCTCTGTGGATTCGTCGCTCATGCTGGCTCCGGGAGCGACCGCTGCACGGGAGCCGACCGCTTCGGCAGGTAGTAGACGACTAGCGCGCCACCTACGACGGCGACAGCTACGGCACCGGCGATCAGCGCCCAGTTCAGCGCTTTCGGGATCCCCTTCGCGGCCTCGGTGAGCCCCTGAGCCGTGGCCTGGACGAGATCGTGCGCTTCTCCGAGTAACTCACCAGCAGAGTAGCCGATGAGCTGAACGACGCCTTTCGCGGTGATGTAGGCCCCCTCGATGCGAGCACGGATCTCCTGCTGCGTGCTGAACGACGGCACGTCCGGAAGATGTATGGGGATGCCCCAGATTTTTCCGATCTCCAGGAGATCCTTCGCGTAGGGTCCACCGACGCGCATGACCACGTCCTGGTGAAACGCGAGCATCGACGCCGCACCGGCAACGACGTCAGCGCTGGATTTGTCCTTCCAAGCGTTCCATTGCGGCAGGATGCCGCCAGGGTCAGTGGTGCTGATGCGAATGCGCGAGTGCTGAAGCGCGGCGCAGAATCCCGTCGGATCGCTCGCGGCTGCGGCGACGCCCGGTGGGCACTGTTGTGCGGCGGGCACGCTTTCGAGCAAGGTATTCACCTCACGCCAAAGCGCGACGTGCGCCGCGATGAACGGCTCCCATTCCTGCCGGTACGCGAGGAGATCCCCGACGTCGCCGACGCCGACATCCCCCATGCCGAGCCGGATAACGCGGCGCCCTTCGTAGTAGATCCCGTCCGGTTGAATGACCGGGCACTCTCCGAATCCGACGACAGATGCCCCGCCAAGTGAGATCGTCTCGTTCATCATGGTGTCCAACCTGACGCTATCAAGGCACCAGCCAAAACGAACGGCGTCGCGGCGCCAACCAGTGCGCCGACAGTGGCTCCATGTGCGTTTTTCTTGATGCCGTATCCGACTAATCCGCCGATTGCGGCTCCAGTGGTAGGAACGGCCAACAGACGAAACACGTGCAATTTTTTCGTGTCGCCCGGGGCGCACGTTCCGCGAAATAGAGCCCACTCTTCACAAAAACTACCATCCGGGAACTCACAGAGCCCGCCCTGATCTCCGTTGAGGAGTTGGGTGATTTTTGAAACGCCACCTTTAGCGACGCAGTTCTCCGAAGCAGGGTTGGCTGCTCCAAATCCGATGATCGGCACTCCGTTGAGTGAAATTTGTTCGTTCATCGCCGTTTCTTCTTTCGGATCGTGCGCTGCGCGACTTCTTCGATGACCCAGCCAGCCGTCGCACCGACGACGCTGGTCACCAGCGCGACCGTCCATGGTGAGGTTGCGGCGACGGGGACCGCGAGCGCCTCGGCCTGGCCGAAACCGACGGTCGGCACGTTGTTGTAGCGAACGATCACTGCTTCTCCTCACGGTGAACCAGCACCCACCCGATAGCGAACAGCTCGATCGCCACGCCCGCTCCGAGGGCGCGTACCCAGAGGTGCGGATTCCGATCGCCGCCGATCGCGTACATGCCGCCCCCGATGAGCGCCGATCGGAGGAGCGTGTGCCCACTGGCTCGCCAGAACGCGCCCGGTTTGCCTTCGACGAGATCGATCGCTGAGCGGCTGGACGGCAGCTCCCTCGGATCAGTAGGTGGGGAGACCGCAGCGACTCCGAACCCGACGCCCGGGACGCCGTTGAGGGATAGCTGCTCGTTCACTTATCGCCCCCAAAGGAAGCGAGGGTCGCGATGATACCCACGGCGAGGCTCGCTACCGTGAGCCCAGCCACGAGTTTACCCGACCCGCTCTCCTGGGGCGGCGTGATGCCGGCCCCGTCAGCCGTCCCGCTCGGGAGAAAGATCGCTCCGGCGCGAAAGCAACCTGTCACGAGAGCGCCCTGCGCGTCGCGGCCCCAGGCTTGCGGCTCGACACGGATGAGCGTCGTGACACCCGGCAGCGGAAAGCTCTCGGTCGCGCCGAGGGGTACAGCTTGATCAGTAGCTATGGCCCGCGCGCGTGCGGCCAAAGCATCCGGAACAGGACCATCCGCTTCAACCCAAGATCGCCACCCGTCCGGGAGCGGGACACGAGGGCATTGCGCTGCGAGCGCGGCTCCGGCACCGAACTGCGCCATTCCAAACGAGTCTACGTGCAGAGCCTTGACACGTCCACTCGCGGCGACGCAGTATGCCGCAGGGCTAACCCCGGTAGAACGCATGGCACACACTCCTCCGTTCAAAACCAAGGTTGCGGCGGTAAAACTCACCCCCGAGCAGTATCGAGAGATCGAGCAGCGCGCCGAGCGCTGCGGGGTGCGCCTAAGCGCCTGGATGCGGTCGATCTTGCTCCAGGCCGCCAGCCAGAAGTCACGCAAGGGGTATCTTCACATTCGCGAACCGGACGGAGCCACGACCTGATGCAACCGAGCAAGATGATGGGGTTCGAGACGCCTGACGACCGGCGGGTGCCGGTTCCGATCCGCGACTGGAACGGAATGAAGCTCGGACTGTGGCGCAGCAAAGTGGCGTGGGAGATCGCGGCGCGGGAAGCAGCCGAGATCATCGATCGATGCGGCCACATGCCGGGCTGCCCCGGCAAGACAGACGAGGCCGAGCCGTGCTTGCCTCATTGCCCCGACCGCGAATTGAGGATGAGCGCTCTCGTTGTCCTGAACGCTGCGCGGATGTTCGCCCCGATGGATGCCCGCCAGCCCGCCAACGGGCCGTACATGGCGCCCAGCCGAGAATACTTCAGCGAGGTGATCTCGGCGCTCGGCATCGCTCAGCTCGAAGTCGATGTGCTGCGCGAAAAACTGCGCGAGCTTGGGCTGGAAGTACCGACGCCGCCGCCGAACGTGGATCTGGCGCTCTTGACTCACGAGTCCCCGCGACTCAAGTCGGACTTCGAAGAAATTTTCGAGGAAACCGAGCAATCGAGCGAACCCGAATCGGAGGCTACGTGAAATTCGTTCCCAGGCGCAATCAGATCATCGGTCGAGTCGTCATCCGGCGGTCCTCGTCAGCAATCGTTCGTTTGGACGAGACGAAGGTCACGAAGTTCGTGCTCGTGGACGCCGTCGGCAGCGAGGCCGAAGCGAAGGGCATCAAGGTCGGAGACGTCGTCGTGACGAAGACGATCAGCCACATCATCCTGGACGGAGGAACGAGCTTCCGTCCCTCCTTCGAAGAGGAGAGCGTCGCGTTCTTCGTGACGGACGTGCTGCCGGGCGAGCTCGTGGTGCAGACGGACGGCGGCAACGAGTTCGTTCCGCTGGACTCGCCGAAGGCGGCGCAGCCCCTCGGTGCACCCCCCAAGAGCGAGTCAGAGAAGGCGGCTTGATGTCCAGCTTGAACCCGTTTCTGCGCCGTGGATCCGCGTCGTCGTGCGCTTGTTCGGTGAGCCCACGCTCTCGCGTGCTCGAAGCCAAGAGGTGGTCTCCCCCCTCCTCATCTTCTCGCCTGCACGTGGTGAGAGATCAAGCTGTGCCGCACCGCCCCCGCGGCGTCGAGCCGGTCATCTTGATGGGCGGCCCCGGTTCGAAGTGCCGACCGTTCCTCAAGGTCGAGAAGAACGCCGAGGCGTTCGCGGCGTGCAATGCGCTGGCCGATGAGATCGGTCCGCTCAACACACCAAAGAAGGCGTACCGCATCATCGAGGAGGCCATCGGTGACGAGGTGAACGAGGTCTTTGGTATCTTGACGCTCGACATCCACCTGCGTCTGAAGAGCGTCGCCGAGACCGGACGTGGAGAGCCATCGAGCGTGATGGCCCCGATGGGACCGACGCTTCAGGCGGCACTCATCGACGGCGCTCACGCCGTAATTTTGATGCACGTGCACCCCTCCGGCGTCGAGGCCGAGCCCAGCGAAGCGGACAAGGACACCACGAAGGCGTTCGCTGAGGCGTTCGAGACGGTCAACATCTACCTTCTGGACCACATCATCGCCGCAGGAAGTGTGAAGCGGCGTAGTTACTTCAGTTTTGCGGAGGCGGAACTTCTGTGAGGCTCACCTGTGAAACTTGTGGCTCCGGGTTCGCTCGACGGCCGAGTGGAGCGGGGCCGTATTGCAGTCGACCGTGCATGTACAAAGGGAAGATCGCCCAGGCACGTGCGCGCAGGACGGAACAGGAACCTGCACCCATAGACGGGGCGCGATGGATCGCGTTGAACCGAGGTTTCGCACTCATCGACGCTGATCGATTCGAAGAGTTGAACACTTTCGTGTGGTCGGTCTATGGGCGAGACGGCAAACACGCCGCACGATGTGACGGACGCAGGACGACATCTCTTCACTGCGCCGTCCTTGGCACTCCGCGTTCCGTTCATATCGATCACATCAACGGCGACGGGCTCGATTGCCGTAAGGGCAATCTCCGAATTGCCGACAACTCACTCAACCACGCGAACATCGGCAAGATGAGGAAGGTTACTTCCTCGAAGTACAAGGGTGTGCACCTGCGACGGGATCGAGATAGGTGGTCCGCCGAGGTTGCAGTCAGAGGACGGCGACACAAGTTGGGCTGCTACGGCACTGAGCGTGAGGCTGCCCTCGCTTACGACGCAGCCGCCGTTCAACACTTCGGCGAATTTGCTAAGACCAACTTCCCCTTGGAGACTTCTTTCTCATGACCCAGACGAATACACCCACGAGAACTATCGAGCTGCCGCAGCCGCAGTTCCCGATGCTGACGCGCTTCATCTCGAACGCGCTCTTCCCGGAGAACAGGCGAGGCGTGCTCGACTCAGAACCGGTCACCTGGACACTCAGCCAGGCGCACCCACTCGTGCCGGACATGAAGATAATCCGGATGTTCGTCGACCGAGGTGGCGTCGAGGTCTACTCGGTGTCAGCGGACGGCAGCAAAGGGATGCGCAACCTCGTCCCGATGAACTGGGTACGCCTCATCGAAGAAGCGATGCCGCTAGACGTCTTCGTCGACGAGCTCGCTGCCTCCGAGTCGGATGAGGACGACGACCCAGAAGACTTGGTCGACCCGGAACCCGATCCAGAAGCACCGACTCCGGTGAACGGTCACGTCGCGTCCTGAAAACGTCATCGAAAGAGATACGAGAACGAATGGCAGCCAGACGCAGGGGACAGGAACGTTCGCAAGAGCGGGACGACAATAGAAGCACGCCGTCTCAACAAGATGAGGCGGACATCGTCGCAGAGTCGGGCGCCGAGCCCGACGAGAACGGCGAACTCATGGTCGACGAGGCCAAGATCCGTGAGCTGGGCGCGGTCGACGCTACGAGCGTGCTCGAGAACCGTCGGCTCAGCAAGGTCGTCGACAAGAAACGCGCAAACATGCCGGGCATCACGTTCAACACGAGCGATCCGATCGTCTTGTACGAGAACACCATCAAGGTGTGGCCCGCGAACACGATCGACATCAGCGTCAGGCGCCTCACCGGCACTCCGGTGCAGCACGTGATCATCAGCCGCCCTCGATCTGGGGCGGAGCTCTACGAGGCGATCAAGGCCGTCCACGGCCAGTACAGCGAGGCCGAATACGAGGTCAAGCTGCTCGACACGAGCCACAAGGTGTACCGCGGCACTGGGAGGATCACGATGCCGGACACGCGCGCCACGCAGCAGCCGCAGCAGCAGCCGCAGCAGCAAGGACAGCCCATGAATCCTCCTTACTATCCGCCGCAGGCTCCGTCAGGTTACCCGCCGCAGTACGCGCCGCAGTACCCGCCGCAGTACGCGCAGCCGCAGCAAGCGCAACCGCAGCAACCGCAGCAGGCGCCCCAGGTCGCGCCGCAGCAAGCGCCGCAACAGCCGCCGACCGTGCAAGTCATGCCGTCGTCGTTCGATCCGCACTCGATGATGTCGATGATGGATCAGATGTTCGGGATGTTCCGGCAGATGCAGTCCGCCGCGCAGCCGCCACCTGCTCCGCCGCCCGTGTTCTTGCAACCGCCGCCGCCTCCGCCGCCTGCTCTGATACAGCAGATGCCGCCGATGCCGTCACCGCAGGCCAGTCCTGCCGAGATGATGGCGTGGATGCAGGAGGCGTTTCGGATGTTCCAGCAAATGCAGCCGCCTGCGCCGCAGCCGTACATGCAGCCGCCCGCGCCGCAGCCGGCGCCGCAGCAGCCTGTTCAGCCGCCGCCCTCTCCGCAGTCTGGCCTCGTCGAGTCGATGGCGATGATGGAGAAGATGTTCGGGATGTTCCAGCGTATGCAGGCGCCGAGCAGCGGACCTGGGCCTGGGCTCGGCGGACCTGGCGGGCCGTACCGCGGACCGCGCCCGTCTTACAACCCGCAGGGCGATCAAGGCGACCCGCGCGCTCCTTACTACCCGCGGGGCGACGATAGACCGCCGCAATACCCCGCTCCGCCGCAGCGAGAACGGACGGCCGCCGAGCAGTTCCGCGAAGCGATGACGGTTGTGCGCACGGCCGTCGACGCGGTGCAGGAGATGAACGCGCTGATGCCGCAGCACGAGGCGCCCGCTGCCACTCTGCCGCACGAGGTGGACGACGACAGCCCGGTCCAGATCATCGACACAGGCCCGGTGAAGATCGCCGTCAACAAGAGCGACGGCGCCATGCGGTGGGCTGACACGAGCATGATCGCGCTCCCCGGTGTGCTCAGATGGCTCGGCGAGCAGCGCGAGGCGATTCAAAAGGAGAGCGCCGCGCGACAGACTCGGCAACAGTCCCCGCCGCCGCAGCAGCTCCCGCCTGGTTTCGTCGAAGTCGGTCCCGGCTACCAGCCACCGCCTGGATACGTGGCCGTGGCGGTCGACACGCAGGGGCATCCGTTACCGCCGCCTCCGGCATACGTGCCGCCGCCGATCCAATCGACGCCAGAGCCGCCGGTCAGACGAGCGTGGGGAGCGCCGACGATCCCTTCTGAAGGAGAAGGCCAGTGAAGTTCGCTGTCAACGTCGAGTTCACGGACGACGAGCTGCGCAAATACGCCGAGGACGTCGGTCGACGATGGACCATGGGCTTCTTTCAGGAGGCTTTCAAAACAGGCCAACGACTGAAAATCAATCCGAACGCACTCAGTGAGATCGGTCTCGCGCTCGCGAGCGCCCTCAGTGCGAGCGGCGTGAAGACGGACTCGGCACCGCGACCTGATCCGGGGCCGACGGCGGACACGCCGATACCGTACGCGCCCACGCCGTCGCGCTGCGAGCGTGTTGAGGTGTCGCCGTTCAACGAAGAGGGTTGGATGTGCCACCCCTGCGGCTTCTACAATGGAGTGCAGCGCTCGGTGTGTCGGCATTGCGACCACGAACGTTGCGACATCGTAGTCCCCCCGCCGCCCCGTCAAGACGATCCGTCCGTGCAGTAGAGGACACCGTGAAATACCGGATCATGATGAGCATCGAGGTGGAGGCGAGGGACGATCGTCAGGCCCACGAGTACGCGACGAAGTTCGCGGAACTGCTCAAGTCGCCGCTCGTGCGGATGGCGGTCGTGGGCGAGGGGATCCAGCTCTCCGGCGGCGGACGACCGATCGTGCATCAGCCGCAACGTGAGCCCACCTGAGCAGGAAAACTCGGGCGCCGATTGCTTTTGTAGACGAGTCTCGAACACGCGCGTAGGCTACCGGCCATGCGCCTCCATGAAGTGCAGCCTGGAGACAGTCCCGCGAGTATCGCGATTGCTCACGTCGGATGCCCCAAATGCGCGGTCGATCTCGTGCGCGCCAATCCGCACAAGGAAACCGTCACGCACCCGAACGGCTTCGTGACTTTCAAGGAGCTGCACGTCGGCGAGCAGCTCAATCTGCCGGACAAATGGTGGACGAAAGAGTTCGACGAGCTGCCTCCCGCGTACTTCGCGGCGCTACCTCACCCGGACGGCGTCACGCTGCCCAAATCCACTGCGCGCACGCTCGGGGATGACCCAACCGGCCCTCTCGTCGTCTCCGCAGCGCAAACGGCTGCCGCCGCCATTGCAGCCGATCCGAGCTATTGCGCGTCGGTCGCGCGCCCCGGCAGCGCGGTCAACACAGCGGTGCACGCCTTCAAGGTGGCCTGGAACGCTGCGAATCCAGGGGGTCCGGTGCCGATCAACACCGGCAACTACGAGCAGGCCACCGCCGACGCGCTCAGGCGCGCACTCGGCACGGCGCCCGCGGCGTGTGCGGCGCCTCTTTTTGTGCCCCCTTCTCCGCCACGGAAGCAAACGCAGCAGGGGCTCAGTACCAGCGCCGTCATGGGCCTCGGGCTACTGGGCGTCGGAGCCGTGGGCGTTGCGATCTACCTCGCTACGCAGGGAGATCCGCCTGCCCGAGCGCACCGCCAGCCTCCGCCCCGCCAACTTCCCCGAGCGCACCGTCAACTACCGCGCGTACACCGAGTGTGGCCGCCTCCTGGAGATTTTTCATGATCGAAAAGCCCGTAGAGAACGTGAAGACCGACGCCAGGCCGCATCCCGCAGGAGGCAAGGGCGCGAGACTGTCACTCAAGGAGGTCGCGGAGCGTGCATGGAAAGCGCGCATGAGCCCGCGGCTTCGCGCGTGGGTCACGCAACAGCTCGCCAAGCACAACGCCGCGACCGGAGCGCGCCGTCAGAAGGCGCAGGCCATCCTCACTGAGTTCCGGAAGAAGGTGCCGTACATCGCTGATCCGGTGATGGGCGAGTTCATGGAGACACCCGACCAGACGCTCTGTCTCGACGAGGGCGGCCTGTGCTTCATCGGGACGGACTGCGACGGCGCGGCCATCACGCTCGCCGCCGCGATGATGTCGATCGGGATCTCCACCATGATCATCGGCAGCAGTCACCATGAGCCGTACGACGTGCCCTCACACGTGTTCATGGGGTTCGAGGACGAACTCGGAGCGTGGGTGAAGATGGATGGCACAACGAAGTTCCCAGTGGGTCGCGTCTCGCCCAGCATGCGCGAGTGGTGGGTGGAGCCAGGTCAAGAGGCCAAAGAACGAGGCGTGGGCGACTTCGTCGGCATGAGCGGCGATCCGACGACGACTGGAGCGCTCGCGGCACCGGCTAGCGCACTCGATCTGCTCTATCCGGGGATCCGCTAGTACAACGCACGTTTACCCGGCGTAAAACTTAGCGCGGTTATTTTCAACATTTCGCACACGTCACTCACGTGTCGAAGAGCACTCCGCCGATCGTGCGCAACCGATTGTCTTGATTACGGTTTCGAGCCGTAAGCAGATCAGCGCGCGGAGCCCGAATGCTCCTGTAACCACGACTGCGGCGCACCGCAATGCGTGTATTAGTGGACGCCTCGATCTCAGGCTGCGATCGTATGAGCGCACCGTGACATGGGCCTTTACGACGATCGCTTGTCCGAACTCAGCGAACCCCGACACGGTCGGCGGGTCGCTCAGCGTCGATCTTCGTCACTCCGCCCGAACGCGCCAGTTGCCCGGATCCCCGAAGCCGCGACCAAGCCGCAATCGCTGCTCTTTGATCGCTCTTCCGGCTGGACCGTCAACAAATCCAAAGCGTGGGCCAAGTCCCGCGACTACCGGTACGGGGAGGTGGACGTCACCGACCAGTACATCCGTCTCCGCCAGTTCGATCCTACAGGGTTCAAAGTCAAACGGACTATTCCATTCGGCCGGGGTATCCGCGCCGTAGTTGCTCACGAGGAAAGCATGCTCACCACCACCGCCCGAGAAGCCCCCCGTCGCCATCGCGCCTCCAAGAAGAAGAAGAAGGCGACATCCAGCAAACGCCCACGTCGGCATGCGAAGAAGGTGACAGCCGTCGCGACTCGGCGTCGACACCGCAAGGTGAAGGCGGCGAAGCGGTCGAGTCACATGATGGAAGCGAGCAAGAAGCGTCGCACCAAGCGTCGCCCGGCGCGCGCATCGGAAGCGTGGAAGGGCGACTCGGCCGGTCACGCGAAGGCGGCTCGGAAGGGTCACAGGCGCAGCAAGGCGCGCAAGTCACGCAAGGCCGGTCGTCGGCGCAGCAAGAAGACGCGCGAGACGATGTACGCCGCAGCACCGAAGCGTCGTCGGCATGCGAAGAGGCGCACTCGCGAGCCTATGGTGATGGAAGCGAAGCGCTCGCGTCGCCGCTCCCACCGCAACTCCGAGGCGAAGCGCAGCGGACGTGGCAGCGCGATGGGTCCAGCCGAGTTCGGTATCGCGATCGTCTCCGCCGGTCTCGGTTTCGTGCTGGCCGACGGTCTCGACCGTATGCTCGCCACCTACGATCCGACGGCGAAGGAGTTGCCGACGGACAAGTTCACGTCGAGCGGCGCCGGCACTCTCGCGAACACGCTCAACGTCGCTGCGGCACCGAGCTGGCAGCGCGTCGTGGCGAGCATCGCCGTGACCGCGGCACCGGCCGTCGGGAGCATGTACATCAAGAACCCGATGCTGAAGAGCTCAGCCGAAGGGCTGGCAATCGGCGCGGGCGTCTCGTTGTTCAAGACGCTCTGGAGCAACGTCCTCATGCCCATGCTCGTGGGCAAGGACACCTCGGTGGATGCTCTCAAGAAGAGCTACATCGCTCGGCTCTACCCGGCCGAGGTCGCAGCGCGCATCAACTCGCGCAAGACCAACGACGCGGGCGCGGCCGTCACGCCGCAGATGGCCGTCTCGAGCACAGGCTCGGGCGCACTGTCTGCGCCTCCTGAGCAGCAGATGTACTACCCGCCGGCCGCTGGCGTCGGAGAGCCGGCGGACGTGGGTCCGTTCGCGCTGGCCGGTAGCTCGGACTACCCCAGCGCTGCGGAGGCTCTGCGCAGCCAGGCTGGGATGGGCGATTTCCCCACCGTGCAGCACACGTGGGGGACGGGCGGCTCGGCCGCTGGTGGGATCCTCCCCACCGCGGCTCAGGCGATGGGCACGGGCGGCTCGGCCGCTGGCGGGATCCTCCCCACCGCCGCTCAGGCGATGGGAGTAAGCGCGGCGTACATGCCCGGCCCGCCCCCGGGACCGGGTCCGGGTCCGAACATCGAGCGAGGATCGGATCCAGCAGCATGTGGCTGCATCGGTGACGACAACCAGTTCCTCGGCTTCGTCGGTGACGAGGCTGCGGACGGCACGCTCGCTAGCATGTGAGACGGCGCCTGCACCTAGCAGGCACATCGACCCCATCCCGGTAGGCTTCGAGCCCCGGGATTGGGGCGTTGAAGAGGGCACTGCGCGCCCCAAACCAAAACGCTCGCGTCGGCACAGGAAACGGCGAGCATCAGGAGACACAAGACATGGCCAACAGAAGCATCACGGGTCGGAAAATGATGAAGTACGGCGATTCGCAGGAGAAGGTCCGGCGAGTTCCGTTCGGTCTCGGAGCGGCTCCGGGCACGCCGGGCGCCGCGGAGAAGTGTCTCCGCTGCTCGTTCGGGAACATCCCGGTCATCGAGGAGGTCGTCTGGACGATCCCTCTCCCGCTGACGTCTGATGAGGCGCTCGCGACCCTCGGTGACACGGTGAACCTGCTCTCGGGCAGCTCCAGCGTGCCCGGTGTGGCGTCGATCGACTCGACGTTCCTCATCAACGGCATCCTCCAGACGGACATCCTCTCGCAGGGGATCGGCGTCCACGTCTTCTGCGAACCGATGACGTTCTCGACGATCGGCAACGCCTTCACGGCGCCAGGCACGCCTCCGGTGCAGACCCCTCCTTCGCCGGACGTGTTCACGTCGAACGACGTCTTCGCTGGCGCTCTCGGTGCGCAGTTCCAGGTCGGCGGCTCGGGAGCAACGATCACTCCCGCCGTGTTCGAGTTCGGATCCCCCGCGTGGCGCGCGGGATGGAACTTCATCAACGCCTACCAGTTCCAGTGGAAGACCTCGCAGCGCGAGCTCGTCCTCAACGAACTGGCGGCGGACGTGTCGTACTTCGGCTCCTTCGCGGACGCCGAGGCGGCCGGCACCTCGGAAATCGCCATCATCGAGTTCGTCGCCGCGGTCAACGCGACGTACCGCTCGAAGGGCTCAGCGACGATCTTCCTGCCGATCAGCTTCCGGCGTGTGGGAAGCGTCACCCCCCTCCTCAACGTCGGTGTCTTCCACCCGACGCGCGACTTCGACCTCGCCCCGGTCACCTGGGGTGGTCTCCGGTGGCAGGGCTACGGCTGCCGCGGTCAGATGTACCGGCCGATCGAGAGCCCGTGCTTCCTTGAGCGCGGTATCCCCATCGGGATGCTCTTCGTCGTGCAGGACGCCGTCCACCAGGCGCAGATGCTCGAAGCAGTCACGATCAACAACGATCCGTTCGGCTCCAACATCTCGCCGGACGAGAACCTGCCGTGCCTGACGACGTTCGGCGTGCTCGACCCCAACGTCATGCTCGAGCAGACGCTCGACGCGGTGCCAGTGCTCGCGTCGCAGCAGGTCAACGTCTGTCGCCAGACCTTCAAGGGCGGCATCCTGAAGCTCGCCATCAAGATCAAGGGCTGGGAGATGCCCGGTGGCTGGAAGGCGTATTGCTCCGCCAACCTGCCGCAGATCATGGCGTCGTCCACGGCGCCCTGATCTCTGAACAGCAGTAGCCCGACGGGCGGCGTGGCCAACAGCGCCGCGACCGCCCGTTCGCTTTTCCAAGGACCGTGATCGAGCTTCGAGGAGACTCCAATGCAGCCGCGTGACACTCAGATCCGCAATCTCGCTTTGTACGCCCCGAAGACTGCCTTCGGGATGATGGTCGGCGTGCCGCGTGTGCCGTTCGTCGCGGACATCCCGATCCAGTTCTCATCGAGCACGGTGAACGCGCCACCGGTCGTGCAGAGTCTTCAGAACAACCTGTCGCAGGATACGGTCATCGAGCGCATCTCGTACAACCTGTTCCAGCAGAACACCTTCCCCGGATCGCCCTTCCAGAGCACGTACTTCAACCAGTTGAAGCAGAGCGGACAGATCGGCGTCGGTATCCAGATGGCCGTCTACGGCGGCCCCAAGTACAACGTGAACGACACGTTCACCGATCTTGGCAATCTCGCCGACGTGTTCGCGGTGACCTGGCCCGAGGGCTGGCCGCTCCAGAAGCAGAGCAACGTGAAGATCAGCGCGATCCTCACGCAGACGCCGGTGAGCGTCCCTTTCAACATCACTTTGACCTTCCTCGGGTGGCAGTTCCTTTCGAAGGATCTGGACGATCTATCGGACGAAGAAGCACGTTCGCGGCTTCGCAAGCTCGGCATCGAGACGCCGGATCTCAGCATTCTGCTCAAGCCGTGAACTGATGACCTCCCGCTCCGACAACGTGATCCGTCTCCAACGCGCCGCTGGCGGCGTGGCGACGAATCTGCGCTCGGTGCTCGACAACGGCCGGAACGAGATCGTCACCAACGGCCCGAGTCCCGAGTTCGGGTTCATCGGGAGCGATCCGTACAACACGAACGCCTACACGGGGCTCGTCGTACCTGCGACGCCGAGCTCCGCCATCGGCGGCGCGCGCTACCTCTTCCTTCTCGCGCGTCAGAGCTTCAGCACCAGTGAGCAGAGCGCGAGCAATCGCGGCGTACGCCTCGTCGGCATCCGGCAGTACGCCGAGCTTGTCGCGAGGATCCCCGCAGGTACGGCGCCGCTCGCGAGTCAGGGCGGACCGCCAGTCGGCAGCACGGTCACGCTCCACAAGGAGATCGAGAGCCCGCTCTGGCACCCGCCGGATGGCGACATCTCCTGGCACGTGATGATCATCAACAAGGTGCAGCGCGACACGCGCAATCCGGCGAACACCGACGGATTCCTCTTCCAAGACGCGCTCTCCCCCGCGCTCCTCTATCAGACCGGAGCGCCAAGCGGCGCCGGGTACGCGCCACCAAACGGAGGCCGTCCGTGGGGCACGCCCATCGGAGCGAGTCTCGGAAACATCCACGAGTTGCGCTACCCTTGGCGCACCGCCTACAGCGAAAGCGTGCTCGACATCCCGATCCCGGTGCCGTGCGATGTTGCGCTCTTCGCGAGCGTCCGGCAGAACAATCCCGCCCTCAACCCGACGCTCGCTGACCCGCTGTTGACGCCTCAGTTCGTCGCACTCTCCAAGGAAGATCAGTTCCTCGTCGCGTACAGCGCGTTCGCGCAGTACGGCGTGATCGCGGGCTCGCTCGTCTTCGATCAGAACCTCGGGGAGGACGTACCATGAGCGCATTGTTCGGTGGCGTCGGCGTTCCGGGCCAGCACGCGACCCTGGCTCGTCCGGATGTGACGCTCGCTCGGAACATCCTGAGCCCCACGCCGGCGCAAGCGAACGGCCATCCAAATTTCGTCACGGACGTTCCCGTCCAAGGCCCGACCGATCAAGGCATGCGCGAAGCCTCCTGCTGGTTCGCGCAGAACCGACTACCTGCACATCCAGCGTGCGTCGATTGCAAAGGACCGATTCCCATGTGGGCACAGAGCAAAGGACTTCTTGGAAACGAGTGGGGTTCACTGGGCGGCGTGCGCGCTCCCGGATTCGCACTCGAGGCGCCAGGCGACCCCGAGGTCTGGACGAAGCTCACAGACGCTCAGCGAGCGTGGGTGGCGAACGTGTTCAACAGGCTCAACGGGCTGATCCTCAAAGGAGGTAGCTCACCGTGCCCGACATGGAAGCCGGCGCCGTCAGCCGAGGCGGGCGCCTGTATCCAGCGCTGGTTCAACTCGACCTACGCCAATCGCCCCCCGGCCGGCATCAAGATGCCGCTTCGAACCGACGGCGTCTTCGATCAGGATACGTTCTGGGCGACCATGAAGATCATCGAGGACAACTCGAAGGACTTCCCGGAGCCGTGGCCAGGATCGCCGGGAGCCATCGAAGCGGAAAAGTCAAAGGGCCTCTCCGCTGGCGCGATGACGGGTATTGCCGTCGTGGGCGCAGCGGCCATCGGAGGAATCATCTACGTCGCCACGAGCGGCAAGACTCGGCGCAAGGCCGGAAAGAGGAAGTAATGTTGCTCTACAAGACTCAGCCAGGCGATAGCCCGGCTCTCATCGCACGCAAACTGGGCACTTCGACGGAGGCTCTCCTCGCCGCCAATCCGTACAAGCCAACCACGATCGTTGCAGGCCAGCCCACTTGGCAGAGCTTGCACTTCGACGAGGTTTTGAACGTACCGGCAGGCATCGGCGTGCTTGGGACGCTCGGAGCAACGTGCACGCCGGCCGCTCGCAACGCGCCGCACGCGCTCATCAAGAGAGGCAGCTCCGGACCCGACGTCGGGCTTTGGCAGACAATTCTCGGCGTCTCAGTGGACTGCTCGTTCGGGCCGAATACCGAGACCGCGACGCGCGCGTGGCAGAAATCTCACGGTCTTTCCGTGGATGGCGTCGTCGGGACGAACACGTGGGCCGCAGCGCTCGGTGGTGCGGTTGCGCCTCCGTCGCCTCCGCCCGACGCAGGTCGACAGTCGGTGCTGGACGCAGCCGCGAGAGACACGGCCGCCGTAGCGGTTGCGGCGCTCATGTCCAACCCGAACTACTGCGCACCCGGCGCAATGGTCAACACGCCAGTCGGCAATGCGGTGCACAACTTCAAGGCGGCCTGGAACGCGGCCAATCCGAGCAAGTTGGTGCCTATCGGCACCGGTAAGTACGAAGTCAGCGTCGCTACTGCGCTCTCAGCGGCCTTCGGCGGTCGAGCCGTTCCTCCGGGCTGCGGCGCGGCGGCTCCTCTACCCTCTACTCCGCCTTCGTCGAGCCTCACAGCGGCGGCCGACATCGCGATCAACGCGCTCAACGCGACCCCGAACTACTGCGCGCCAGGTAAGATGGTCGGTACGTCGGTCGGCAATGCGGTGCACAACTTCAAGGCCGCATGGAACTCGGCCAATCCAGGGAGCCCTGTGCCCATCAACACCGGTAAGTACGAAGTCAGCGTCGCCGCAGCGCTCACTTCGGTGCTCGGCACTCAGGCGCCGCCGGGCTGCGGTGGCGGTGGCGGAACCACGCCAGGTGGCGGCGGCGGAACCACGCCGGGCGGTGGCGGAGGAACCACGCCAGGTGGCGGTGGCGGAACCAAGCCAGGAGCGACGTGCACGCCGGCCGCCCGCAACGCGCCGCACGCATTCATCAAGAGAGGCAGCTCCGGACCCGACGTCGGGCTCTGGCAGACGATTCTCGGCGTCTCGGTGGACTGCTCGTTCGGGCCGAATACCGAGACCGCGACGCGCGCGTGGCAGAAATCGCACGGCCTTTCCGTGGATGGCGCGGTCGGGACGAACACGTGGGCCGCAGCTCTCGATGGTGCGTCTCCTCCGCCGCCGCCGCCTCCTCCGCCGCCCCCGCCGCCGCCGCCCCCGCCGCCGCCGCCCCCGTCGGGAGTTTGTCCGCCAGGTTCGATGCGCAACCCCGCAACGGGGCAGTGCGAAGCCTTATCTCCTCCTCCTCCTCCTCCTCCTCCGCCTCCTCCGGGGAAGGTCTGTCCGCCGGGTCAGACGTTCAACGCCGCCACAGGCCAGTGCGAGGCGGGAGCGTCTCCGCCCCCGGGGCAGCAGTGCCCCGTCGGTCAGACGTTCAACCCCGCCACAGGGAAGTGCGAAGGTGGCGGCACTGCGCTCACGACGCCCGAGGACAAGGGCATCAGCACCGGCGCGATCGTTGTCGGAGCTCTCGGAGCGGCGGCGCTCGTCGGGCTGATCGCTGTCGCGGCGTCGGGCAAAAAGGCGCCAGCGCGTCGCGGTACGCGCGGCAAGCCGGGCAAGCAGGGCAAACGCGGGCCGGCGAAGCGCAAGAAGTCGAAGAGGTAGAGGCATGCGTATCGTCATCGACAAAGCGACTCTCAAGCGACACCGGGCTTGCAATAGATCCTGGGATCCAGGCGGCGGCATCGTCTCCCCTGAGTGGGATGCGGAGTTGCAAGCGCTCGTGTACGAGGATTGGTCCGCGACCGCCGAACGGCTGCTGTCCAGTCCTGCGGGCGTGGTCCAGCTCAGGTGGCTGGTCGATCACGAACTCGTGCCGATGACGGTCGCCGAGTTCGAGACAGCACGCGGAGGTTCCAAATGAGCGGTTTTCGAATCGGACGAAAGTCCGCGCAACACTTCTACCCCGAGTCTTCGCGCGCTTCGGCGCTATCGCTGTTCGCGCGAAACTTCGCGACGGGACCGAAGTTCAGTACGGCGCTCGCTCCCGACGCTCAGATCCCGTGGAACTCGATCGACGCCGATGTTCCGACGACGCCGTTCACGATCGCAGCGAATGGGATCACAGTATCCATCGCCGGAGACGTGACGGCTGCGTTCCAAAACTTCGACGACGTGACCGTCAAACCGACCGTACCGGCGTCGCTGACCGTTGTGTTCAGAACGATCGTGACCGTGCCCGTGTTCGCGCTCGGCTTCACGACGTTCGACATCAACGCGGCCATCGATCCCACAACCACGGCGGGTTTCATCAGCAGTTCGACCAGTGTGCCGATCACACCCAGGGTCACAGGGGTCGTTCGCGTGTCCGGCGTCGTCACGGTGAGTAACCCTACGGTCGCTCCGATCGACGTGGAAATAGGGGTTCAAGTCAACGGCGGCCCCACGCTCACCCCGGACTCTGAGATTGCATCGCTCCTCCCCGGCGGGGTGATCACGATCCCTTTCCTCGTCGAGACAAGTCCGCTCGACACGCCGATCGGCGTGACCAGCAACATCCAAGTCCTCGTGAGCGGAAACGGCGCGGCAGTAGTCGGGGACGGATCATCGATCGACGTGCAAGAGGTGTCGGTCGCAACCGGCTGAGCCGCAAGGCTGAAAGAGGCACTCCCATGAAGATGATCCACCAGGAAACGATGTGTTGCGGGTACAAGAAGTGTCCGACGGTCAAGGTGTTCGACGACGGCTCCGTCGAACTCTCCGACGACGACGCGGAGATCGGATCGGTCGGCACGATCAAGATCCGTCCCGAGGCGGCAGCGCGGCTCATCGAGGTGCTGTCGAGCGCCCGGAAAGGGTGATCACGTGAGCGCCATCATCGGTCAAGGTCGGTATGCCCGTGAGACGTATCCTGCGCCGTCCGGCGGAGGAGCGGCAGCGGCACTCGCGCGCGAGTGGGCCGACAACCCGCAGGGAATACTCGTCGGCTCGGCCAACGGCACGACGCTCGCGTCAGTCACGATCACCCCGAAGGTCACTGGAAAGTTCCGCGTGATCATCACGGGCGTGATTCTCTCCTCGCTCGCGAACCGCTTCACCTGCTGGGTGGGGCACGGCCCAGTCGATCCAGTGCCCGTGGACTACACGAGTGCCATCTATCAGGTGCCCGTCGCGGTCAGCAACGACGGAGTCGGTTTCTCGCTCGTCGTCGATCTCGACAAGATCGCGGCTCCGTTCGTCTTCCCTGTTGGTGTTCCGGTTCGGATCGCTGTGGGCGGGGCCGGAAACCTAAACGGCTGCTCCATCTTAGCGAGCGGCGTCCAGATCGAAGTGCAGGAAGTGTTCTGATCGGCTGATGATCTACGTCGCCCTCATCGGTCTGACGCTCATCATCGTGAGGGGCACCATCTTCCGTCCCGTCCGGCGGCTCTGGCCCGCGCTCCTTGAGTGCAGCCAGTGCACCGGCATGTGGGTCGGGATGACGGCCGGCGCGAGCGGCGTCGTCTCGACCGGTCACGGTCGCATCCTGGACACGGTCATCGTCGGAGCTGCGACGAGCTTCTTGTCGCTGCTGGCCGATGCTGTACTCTTGAATCTGCTCGGTCACCCCGAGGAAGGCTGATCCCATGCGACGCAAGCTCAAGAATCTGAAGAACAAGTCTGGGCACTCGGAAAACGGAGCGCCTCGGCAGATGATCGACGAAGCGGTGTACCGCGAGCGCGCGTCGCTTGCGCGTTACGATAGCGAGTATTCGGGCTGGAGCCACGCTTCGCGTCCGCGGGATCAGGCCATCAGTCTGCGCAGTATGGGATCCGGGAGACCTCAGTAGTTCTCCCGCCGCCGATGCCGCCCGCGCTCGGACAAACGCTGCGCGACTACGACACCGACTCACTCGGCGTATCGAGATCGGCTTCCGTGGCGTGTCGAGACACGGCCCGATCGATGTTGCGCCCGCCAACGCTGGCCCGCCTGTGCCCGAGCTCGCGCGCCGTCCGGATTCGGTTCGACCCGCCTAGCGGGTACGCGCCGATGAACCCGAGCGTTTGCTACCACAAAGGTGCACTGTGGTGCGTCGTGCGTGCGGTCAACTACTCGCTGGAAGGTCGGGAGTACGCCTCCCACGATCCGCACGGCGTCTTCCGCACAGAGAACTATCTGGGCCGTCTCGACCCGAACGGGGAGTTCATTGAGCCGCGACTTATGCGCGATCTCGACCCGTCACCAAAGTTTCTGTCGCGCCACGTCGGGTACGAAGACGTGAGGTTGGTGTCGATCAAAGACACGTTGACCGCCAGCGCAAGCGTCGACGATCGAACCCCCGGCAAAAGTTGTCGCGTCGCCCGGCTCCACCTGGACGGGTTTGGTGACGTGACACGCGCTGATGTGCAGCCGAGCAATCAGCTCCACGAGAAGAACTGGATGCCGCTCTCGGTGAACGGAGAGTTCGCGTGGATCTACTCGCTCGATCCGGTGGCGATCTTGCCGGGACCACTGCGGAGTTGTCCGCTCGCGCTGGATCACCTGCGCGGCGGGGCCGCGATCGACTTCGATGACGGCTACCTGTGCGTCACGCACGAAATCATCGAAGAGAGCGTCGGGCGGATTTACCTACACCGGTTCGTGCGCCTCGATAAGCGGTTTTGTGTGACTTCAGTCTCGCCGACTTGGGTCTTCGCGCGCCACGGTATCGAATTTTGCGCCGGGATCGCTCGCAACGAGGAGCAAGTCACGTTATCCTACGGCATTGCTGATCGAGAGGCATGGTTCACGCAGATCGATGCGAAAGAGATCAGAGCCATGGAGTGGATCACGCCATGAGCAGAATCATCGGTAATGGACGTTACGCCAGCGAAACGTATACTCGTCGTCGTCGCGGGACTACTGAGAAGGAGACGCTGTGAGCACCGTCATCGGACGTGGGCGGTACGCGCGCAGCACGTACCCTGAAAGGTCGAACGGCGGCAACAGCGTGTTGCCGTTCGAGGCCGTGTTCGGCAATGGTGCCGACGGCGCGATCGTCACTCCACCAGGCGTCGTCGCGTCACTCGGCGGCAACTTCACGACCTTCACGCTCAGCGCCGGCACGACGCTCAAACCGCCACCTGGGCGCAACCTCATCATCATCCGCGCGACCGAGCGGATCGTGCTCGATGGCAAGATCGACGCAAGCGGCGCCACGGCGTTCGCGACGAGTGGCATGGTCTGGTACGGCTCAAACCCTCCTGCGTTCGGCGGCGGAGGCGGCGGCGGAGGCGGCTCCGCGACCAATCCTGCCAATTTCTTCGACGGCGGCGACGGCGGCGGCGGCGGCCCGATAATCGGGTTCACGCCTGCGTCGTTCGGCAACCAAGGGAACAACGGCTCCCCGGGGAACATCGGTTTCCCCGGTGGCCCCGGCGGCGCCGCATCACCCTCGAGTCCCGGCGCAGCCGATCCTACGTTCGCACAGCAGGTCGCGCTCTGGCTCTCGCCGATCATCTTCGCGGGCGGAGCGCCTGGATCCAACGGTATCCAGGGGTCACAGGGCGGGACAGGCGCCCCCGACACCGGCAACGGGGGCAATCCCGGAAACGGAGGAAACGGCGGCGTTGGCGGCGACGGCGGGGGGCTCATCTTCCTCATCGCACCGAGCATCGTCTTCGGCGCAGCGTGTGAGTTGCACACGGACGGAACGATCGGCACCGCCGGTGTCGCCGGATCGCCTGGAGGCGACGCACCAGCCGCCTCAAACGGCGGCGGAGGCGGAGCTGGCGGCGGCGGGGGTGGCGGGGGCGGCGGATGCGGCGGCATCATCATCGCGCGCGCCGGCACGTTCTCTGGCTCCCCACTCGCTGCCACGGCGGTCGGAGGAGCCGGAGGTGCGCTCGGCGCAGGAGGTGCGCCTGGCGGCGCCCTCGATGGTACCGGCCAAAATGGCGGTGTCGGTGGAGACGGCGCTACCGGCCCGACAGGAACGACGGGTCTCGTTCTCTTCTCACCGATCTGAAGATCGAGATGAGATCATGTTCGTAATAGGTCGAGGGAGATACGCCAAAGCGGTCTATCCGCAAGCGCCGCGCGTGACCCCGGACGACCACAAGGTCGCGGTCACTGCCGTCGATCCGACGCCGGACTTCCTCGCCGCGAAGGTCACTGCGGGTCCCGGTATCTCTCTCGCAGTGTTGCCGGGACAGCAGTTGGAGATCACGGCGACGGCCGTGTCGGAGGACCACAAGGTCCAGGTCACGGCGGCGGACACGACACCTGGGTTCCTGGACGCGAAGATCGCTGCCGGCACGAACGTCGTGAAGACGGTCCTGTTCCCCGCCGGGAACGAGCAGGTCGAGCTCTCCGTTCCGAGCGCCGCACCGAGCGGGGCGGCCGGTGGCGATCTAGCCGGCACGTACCCGAACCCGAGCGTCGTGGCGCTCACCGAGGCGGGAGGCCCGACGTCGCTGCCGATCAGCGCAATCGCGAACGGACAACTGTTTATCCGCATCGGTGGGATCGTCGTCGGGATCTCTCCGAGCGGGCTCTACCCGGTCCCCGACAACGTCTTCTCGGTCAACGACAACGTCGATCCGACAAAGTTCCTGAACATCGAGCTTGCAGGTCAGGCCGCAGGCACCACTCAGACGATCGTCACGACGGCCACCATCTCGCGTCCGTTCCGTCTTCCGGACATCAGCGGCACTGCCGTCGTCATGCAGGACGTGACGGGGCAAGTCTTCATCGGCATCGGCGTGACCGGCACCCTGCACGGCTCGAACGCCGGCATCCAGTATTCGAGCACGACGGCGAATCGTGGCGCTGTTCGCGTCAACCAGTACGGGGCGAACGTCGGTGTCCCTGGGTTCGTCGGATTCAAGTCTCGCGGCGCGACCATCGGTTCTACCGCGTCCGTGATTGCTGGTGACGTGCTGTGGCGCGGCACCGCCATCGGTGTCACCGGGGACAACGTGAGCGTCCCGAACGCAGCCTTCATCTCCATCGTGGTAGCCGCGGGCGGACCTACGGCTGCGCAGTGCCCGTGCCAGTACGAACTGGAACTGACGAACCTGGCTGGCGCGCGCCAGCTTGCTTTCAAGGTCACCACCGAAGGCGAGGCGCAGACGTTGCGCGGAGTGCGCGCCGGAGGCCCGGCAACGCTCCCTGCTGCTCTAGGGGCAGGAACGCTCTGGTCGAGCGGGACAGGCAGTCCAGAGACCGTCATCACGGGCTCCCCCGGCGACCTATGGAGCCGAACGGACGGAGGTAGCTCGACCACGCTCTACGTGAAGGAGAGCGGCGTCGCAACGAACACCGGCTGGATCCCGGTCCAGTCGGCTGGAGTCGCCAGGAACGTACTCTTCTGGGGCGCTGGCACCCTCGCTCTCACTGCGGTGACACGCTTCCTGCGTCCTGGCTACCAGAGCGGGCTCGCTCCGACGACCAGTGTTCGCATGCCCATCACGCGAGCGGGCACGCTGCAACGGTTGTTCGTTCGCTGTCGCGTCGCTGGAGCAGGGGTGAACAACATCACCTACACCGTGCTCCTGAACGGAGTGGCCACTACGCTTGCCGTGTCCATGCTGCCGACTGCCGTGTCCGCGTCGAACATCGCGAACACCGTGGCCGTGGTTGCCGGAGACTTCGTCGAGCTTCAGGTCACGAAGGCTGGCGTCATTGTCACGACGCCGACCGATGTAGAAGTAGCCTTTGAGGAGGCCGCCTAATGGGAACGCATCGCTTTCAACTGGACAGCATCAACGCGACCGAGGTCGGCAATCTCTCCGAGCCGGGGCTCGTAGCGACCACGCTTGCTGCGCGTCCGCAGATCGACGTCACGCTCGCGAACGATGCGTTCCTGCCCGATCTGACCGAGGCGATGGCTCAGTTCGGGTACTCGTTCGTCGCAAGCGCCCCCACGACCCCCAGGGTCACGTCGAACCTCCTGGTGGACATGAGCGACCCGGGAGCGACCACCACCGTTGCTCCAGCCGGCACGATCCGCCAGCGGTACGACAACACTCAGAAGGCGCTCCTCGTGTCCGTGGACGGCGGGGCGTTCTACCCGCTCGGGGTGCCCCCCCCGAACGGGGCGAGCTTCTTTGACGACTTCCTCACCATCAACGGGACGGTTATCGGGAACGGTTGGACCGCAGCCACGAGCGGCGCGGGCAGCGCCGTCACCGTCGGCTCCGGTGTACCCGGCAACGTGATGCTCACCGGAGCCCGCCAGGGGATCCTGTCCTTGGCCTCCGGGACGACAGCCACCGGGCGAGCGAGTGCCAGGCAGGCACAAGCATACTCCAACCTGGCCGCCACCGGAGGAAACAGCCGCCTTGAGTGGCTGACGGCGATGGCCGACCCGTTGGCAACCGTAGCCGAGGACTACACCTACTTCTGCGGGTACTCCGACAGTATCGGTGGCGCCGGCTTCGGAACTCAAGCGGTCCTGTTCGCGCACATCAGAGCGGTCAGCGCGACCAACTGGATCGCCCGCACCGTGGTCGGCGGCGTCCCGACCGACATCGTGACGGCAATCCCGATCTCGGCCGCCGGCACCTTCGACAAACTCCTCATCGACATCTCTCCCGTCATCGGTATCCGGTTCTTCGTGAACGGCGTACTCGCAGCGACGCAAGTAACGATGCCGATCGCGAGCGTGGTGTACACTCCGATCACGAAGATAGAGAAGCTCGCCGGCATCACGACCCGACGAGTGAACATGGACTACGCATCTTGGAGCTACCGACTCTCCGTGGCGAGGTAACCAATGTCGTTCGTTTATGTTTCTGCGATCAAACTCAAGGCCGATGGCACGACGATCAACTCCGACAACTGCACAGGCGCTCGCACGAGTCTGGGCAAGTACCGAATCGATCTCGGGACGGACATGAGCGAGGAAGAAGCGATGTTCGTTGTCCAACCCGCGAACGGCAATGTCACCGACTGGGTGATCTCAAGCCAGAAGCTCCTCCCCGACGGGAGCACCGTCGAGATCGATTTCGCCACAGTCGCGGTGTTCCCCACTGACTCGGCGTTCAACTTCATCGCCTACAAGTTCCAGGCAGGCCCATGATCACGCTCTGGGCTGCGTGCAAGTGCGATGCGGCGGGCGTCATCCTCGCCTCCTCGAACGTCGTCGGCGTAGCCGTGATGGGCGCGGGCATCTACCACGTTCAGATGGTGAACGAACTCGGCCCGTACGAGTGCAGCGCGGGGGCGGTGCCGTGGTACGTCGAGCCGAGCGCCGTACCGCTGGTCCGATTCGTGTGCGGCGTCGATCCGGCTTTCCCTGATCGCATCATCGTGAACGGGTTCGCCGGGATCCCACCAGTAGCCTCCCCCGGGCCGTTCGACCTCATCGTCTGGCGGTTCGTGCCATGAGCCGCATCATTGGACGAGGGCGATACGCGAGCGAGACGTACCCGATCAGCCCAGGTGTAGGCGGAGGCGGGGGCGGGGGCGGGGGAAACACTCTGGTCTTTCGTCCTGGTGGTGTGACCTCCGGGAACGTTTACGCAACATGGCCCGCGCTGGTTGTTGCGGCGTTCGCAACTCAGGGGCCAAAGAACGTCGCCATCGACACGAGTTTCGCCGCAGCGGTGGTTCCGGCGGGCGCTTGGAACCTTGGGACTGAGGCGAGCATCGTCGGTAGCGCGGGGACGTCCCCGACACCGCTCTCCATTGCCCCTGGAGCGACTCTGGTCGGAGTGGTTGACGTTGTAGATGTAGCGGTCACGACGAACGGCGCTACTCCGACGATTCTGAATACCAACGCGGCGACTCAGTTTTTCTATCTGAGTGGCACCACGACGGTCACCTGCTCTGGCGCCGGTCCTTTCCTGCGCCAGACGGTCGCAGCGCCATTCACGCTCTATGTGAGAGGGCTTGCAGCAGTGAACGCTGGCGCATCGCCGGTACTCGACACGCTCATCGCCGGCACGACGCTCGGAGTCGTTGCGCTCGACGCGGGGTTCATCGACGCAGGTGTCGTCGCTGGCCCGGCGGGCGGGACGTATTACGGAGTGATCGGCAACGCGGCTGCGTTCGTTGATCCGTCGCAACCGGGCGTTCCAGGCGGAGTGATCCCGATCGCGAACTGGGAGCAGTCGAAATACGTCCAGTATGACGACACGCTCGCGCCGCCCGTGCTCGGAGCGAACACGGTGCAGGGCGCGATCGATGCGCTCAAGGCGCTGCCCGGGCCTCCGTATCAGACGGACGAGTTCGTGGCCGCCGCAGCGCAGACGTTCTTCGTACTGTCCTTCTTGCCCATCGACATTCCCAACATGGAAGTGTTCGTCAACGGTGTGCGCTACAACCTCGGATCAAGCTACACGGTGGCCGCGTTAATTCTGACATGGCTCAACTCGCCGTTCGTTATGTCGGCAGGTGACAACGTGATTGTCACTTACCAAAGATAGGAAATCCCAATGAGCACACTGATCAAAGGCAAGCAAGTCGATGTGGCGCCAAACGGTATCGCCACCGCCAATATCAACTCTGGAGCGGTGACGGACGCTAAGGTAGACGCGACCGTGCTGGTGGCCAGCGGTGCGAACCCGCTGACAGGGAATCTCCCGGCGGGAGGATTCAAGATCACAGGGCTCGGGACTCCTACTGCCCCCGCAGACTCGGCGACGAAGGCGTATGTAGACGCTTTCGCGAACGGGCTGACGATCAAGGCTCCTGCGCTCGTCATGTCCACCGCAAACATCGCGGCGCTCACTGGAGAGCAGACAATCGATGGCGTTCTCACGAGCGCGTCTCGCGTACTGCTCACCGGACAGACGACCGGATCTCAGAACGGTCTCTGGGTGACGGCCGCCGGCGCGTGGAGTCGCCCGTCAGACTTCGCGGCTGGATCTAGCGCAGAAGGCGCAGCGGTATTCATCCGGCAAGGGACTCTCAACGCCGATTCGCAGTGGGTCTGCATAACCAACGCTCCCGCGGACATCGTGGACACGAACTCGCTGACGTTTGTGCAGTTCGCAGCTCCCGGGCTTACGACCTACACGAACGGGCTCGTCAAGACGGTCAACAATGTTGACGTTGTAGTCCCCGCCGGCTCTGGCGCGCTGACAGCAAGCCCCGGAGCTCTCTCGGTGAACTACGCTCTGGTCGGCGAACTCGCGGCGGTGGATGCTGGCGCCGCTGCGGCCGGTGTGGGTGAGAAGGTCACGCGCCAAGATCACAAGCACACCATCACGACCGGCGCTCCCGTCAACGTCGGTGTCGCGAACTCTGCCGGTTCCGGCGTCGCGGTGGCGCTCGCGAACCACGTTCATGCCGTGCCAGTCAACACGACCGGCAACAAAAACATGGTCGCGAGTGTGACCGTCGCGGACAACGACGCTGCGACAGCGACGGTCGTGGCAAAGGCCAACGCGCTTGGAGGATACATCGCAGTATCCGTCAACGGTGTCGGTCCGTACTTGGTGGGAGACGGAACCAAGGTGGCGGTGGACTGCTACTTCTCGGGCGATGGTGGAGTCACGGCTCGCGCGCTGTCTGCCGTCGTTATCGGAGACACGCTGCGATGGAACGGAAGCGTTGCTGGGTTCCAGCTCGCAGCATCCGATCGCATTTCGCTGATGCAGGACGCATTCTAAAAAGGCCGAATGACGCTCATTGCCCAAAAGCAAATCCAAGACTTCCCCACGCTGACCAACTGGACAGCTACAGGAGCCTGGACGCCACCGTTCGTGTGCTGGCCCTTCACTAGCTACACCTCTGGCGGCGGGAACACATCGACAGGGACGGTGACTGCGTTCGGCACGCCGGTCAGCACAACGCCTGCCACCTACGGTGTCGTCATCACGACGGGCGGCATCGAGGGCACTGCGATCTTCTCACTCACCAGCACCATCGCCGCCACCATCACCGGCATCACGGTCCCGGCAGGAGCGGGGGTCTACGTCGTGCCGGGTACTGGGATCTCTATCCTATTTGGCGCGGGCACCTACGTTGTGACCAACACCTGGGGATGGAACACGGTGTTCGCGGCTATCGGTGACGGCTCGCTGACCGGCCATTACCGCGTGGTCGGAGACTCGATAGATCTCCGGCTAGTGTTCACTATGGGCACGACGACCGATCTAGGTGGCGGCGTCGGAACCCCAACCTCGCAGGGGATCATCATCCCGACCCCTCCAGCCTCCGTAGTGGATGGGGACAAGCTCCCGTTGCTAGCCGTGAGCGGCGGGGTCAGCATCAAGGCCATTCAACTATTGGTTTCAATCGGAACCGGCGTAGGCAACACGGTCGGGCTACTACAGTTCGTCTACAAATATTCGGCGTTCAGCCAGGCTGTCGTAGACACGGATACATTGAGTTCCCTGGCGCCTGGTAACTTCGCGATGATTCAAATGGCCGATGTACCTATAAAACATGACTGATTGAATCAAGCACTCAACGGAGAATCAGATGGCCGAATTCAGAATCCGACGCGCCGACATCGTTGCGCTGAACCCGTGCATGAACAGGTCCGTGAACCTAGCTGGTTCCGACCCCAACAGCTTCGACTACGGCCTCAACGCTGTTCAGCTGCTCGACAAGTACGTGGCGTGGTCAGGACTCGATCCTACCGATCTGGTATTCCCGGACGGCTGGACCGAGCTGCACAGCATCTTCCTGTACCAGCGGCAGCCGCTGATGCATCAGTGGCTGATGAAGAAGGGCTTGATCCCAACCGACACGGTTGCACAGCGGTTCCCTCCGCCCATCATGTACCGGCTGTATCCGGAGTTTCCGAAGCAGCCATGACCTTGGGTGAGCTCATGGAACAGGTAGGCTGATGTCCGGCGGATTCGGCGGCGGCGGATGGGGCTCAGTCCCGTGGGGCGGAACTGCGCTCGAATTCGAGAACCCACCCGCCGCCTTCGATGTCTTCTGCTTCTTCGACTCGCCCTTCTCTATGGGTTCGATCTTCTCGGAGCAGGCTGTCAGTAGTGCCGCTCGCTCTGGACCCCGAGCCGAAGCAATTCCTGATCCCCGAGACGGTACACCTCGCTCATGACCACGTGCTCGGCCATGAACTTGTAGTAGATGACCTGGTTGGCG